CGGGGCATGTGGTCTTGCAATAGACAGGATCGCACAGGAGAAGAATCTGCCACGACAGACACTGGCAAAATTATTTGTCGTGGCATTTGAAAGGACGTTGTACAAGATGGAGGAGGACAAGTGATGAATGACTCAATTGACAGGCAAAAGGCTATAGCGACAGCGGACAGAATGTTTGAGGTGTGTGATGGAAATGCAAAAGATTATCACGATCTGATGGTAGAGGCATTGGCGGTTTTGCCACCCGAAACATCGAGGATTGTCATCGGCAGGTCTAAAGGCGGGGTGACAATGTGGCACGAGTGTGAGTGTTGTCATCAACCGGTAGACCTGCAAGATGCTTTTTGTCGGGGCTGCGGAAGGAGGTTTGTACATGAGTGATTTAATAAGCAGGCAGGCAATACTGGAACATATCGAAAAGACACGACAGAAAGTGCAGATGATGGATGATACACACAGAGCAAGCATCACCATGACCGGTATGTATCTGTGCGAGAAAGCGGTGAGGAATCAGCCGTCCGCAGAATTCTCACGTATCGAAATAGAAATGCATGGGAAAACGCCAGAAGAACAGTGCGAGTTTCTAATGAAATTATTGGACTGGTCTAAAGGGTACACAGATTCCAGATTGGCAATGATATCGTGGCTGGGAAGAGAGGTGTAAAGATGGATGATTTAATCAGCAGACAGGCGGCGATTGATGCGATCAGTTGCAACATAACCGTGACAGGAAGGCAGAATGCCGAACTGGTAGCCTCAACGATTGGAATGTTTGCAGATAGAATCAAAGCACTGCCTGCCGCACAGCCAGAACCTCTATCCGATGCCTATATGAAAGCAGTATGGACATGGTTACTTGATTACCAGATTAAGGCGGCGGAACTGAAAGGAAAATATACGCCGTATGAAGTGCTGTCGTGGGTGGCGAATGATTGGAGGAAAGAGCATGAGCGATTTAATAAGCAGACAGGCGGAGAGTAATCAGCTGGAAAAATGTTATACGTGTAAGCATGTGTATCGAAGAATATCAGATGATGACACGTTGTATTGTAGATGCAGAAAAGGATGTAGGTATGAAGAATTTAAGTCCAAAAGAAGCAATAACGATTCTGGAAGACATGAGGATTGATATTCCAGTGCCAAAAGCGGCGGCAACGCAGATAAAGAAAAATTTGGCTTTAGATATGGCAATAAACGCATTGAACTGTTCGGAAATTCCGAACAACTCAGACACCATCAGGTATCATTTCGAGGAGGTGAATGAATAATGACCAGAGTAGAAGCTATCGAAGTAATCAATAGCCTCACCGGCAAGGACTTTCCACAGGAACGTGAGGCAAGTATCAAACGACAGTATCAAATCGCAGAAGCGCTTATGATGGGAATCGAAGCACTGAAACAGCCAGAGCAAAAGTGGGTTTCGTGCAGTGAGCGACTGCCAGATGAAAAAGACGCAGGAATCCTAAAGATACTTGGAACTGAAAAACGGTCAGAGTATGTTCTTGCCACGGTAGAAGTGAAAGACGAAAGGATGACGGTAACTGCTTGTACATCCGACGGGGAATGGGAATGGGATATGAAGTATGCATTCCCAGATTACAAGATTATTGCATGGATGCCGTTGCCGGAACCATATCGGGAGGAGGACACAAAATGACAATAGGTGCATGGGTTTTTTATGGATTCGTCGTTTTGGCAATTGCCGTGGTGGTTGTGAGAATCTGCATTGATTGCTCGTCTCTTGCACGGGCGATCAGTATCGCACTAGGTGCTGTCGTAGCAGTTTGTGTTCTTGTGGGGATGCTTGCCATTTTTGCCCATACAGAGTCCGGGAAGCGTGCCCTAATTGACGAGCGGAGCAATCTGAACGGTGGCATAGAACGCACAATCAATGTCTATACAGCTAATGGCGATGTACTTGCATCATATACAGGAAAGATTGATATAGCCGATGCAGACGGTGGATATGTGAAGTTCGATTATGACGGAAAAAGGTATATTTACTATAATTGCTTCGTTGAGACGATAGCGAAATTGGAGGACTAAATGACGGTTAAGGAAGCCATAGAACAAGCGTTAAAACTTATACCTGATGATAGGGAAGCGGAAGAGGTCGAGATTAACTGGAGCAATGATGGTACATATAATTTGACAGTGCGATCGAGCAGTCAGAAGGTAATGAGGCTTACGGCGGAAGGACTGACAATAGAGCCTTACGTCCATACAACGGAGGAATCAAAATGAACAGTAACACACTGGAAATCGGTCTGGCAGAGACAGCGATCAGGAGGAATAGAAAATGACCAAACACACCGTCAAAGAACTGGATGCGGGACAGCTTGATCTGATGTGGCAGTTTCTCCAGATGGGATATCAGAAGTCAAACATTCCCGCGCTCAAAGAACATTGTGATCTGCTCAGGCAAGCACTGATCCAGAAAAATGCAGGGCAACGAGACGACCGAAACTATGTAGATTTCAAAGACCTCGGAACCATCATAAACTGCATAGTTATTGAAACCATGTGCTTATACCTGAGCGGGGATTTAGATAGAATAGGAGAAACAAAATGATCGAAAGCACAATCGACTTATCACTGGGCGAAGCAACCTTAATCGGTTTAGCACTCAAACAGCTTCAAACAAAAGACATGAAGCAGAAAGACCGTGACAATTTACAACTTCTGGAACACAAACTCAGCATTACATACATGGGACAGAAGTATCGTTTAATGTTGATAGAGGAATCATAATGACTGCTAAAGAGTACCTTCGCCAGCTCTGGCAGCTGGATCGAGAAATCGATATCAAATATCAGGAGTTAGAACATCTGCGTATGAGCATCGGCATTCGTGCACAACCAGATCCCAATGAGAATATTGGACATTCTGGCAATACATCAGATCCGGTAGCAGACGCAGCCGTCAAGATCGCAACCATGGAGCAGCAGCTGAACCGAAAGATCGACAGGCTGATCAATCTGCGCCAGAAGATCACAGAGCAGATTGACGGCATAGACAACCGTACCTACCGGAACATACTCACCTGTAGATACGTCCTTATGCAGACATGGGATCAGGTGGCAGAGTCCGTAGGATATGAGGTCAGACACTGCACCAGATTGCACGGCCTTGCACTCCGGGAATTTACCCGAAAGTATATGTCCTGAAATACATGTCCTACTATGTCCATGTTTTCCTATAGTATAGTGTAAGCGGAAGATCAGACAGATCCGATGACTTTTTCATCGACAATAATCCTTCGCAAAAGTGGCGGAACATTTCCCAGAGAAATCTCCGTCATTTTTGTTGCAGAAAAATGGCCAGAGAATTTGCCGGAAACTTTTATAAAACAAAAGCCTGGAAAAATACCAGGGAAACATACGCCAGAAGTGTCGGTGGATTATGTGAGATATGCTGGCAGAATGGCCTCATCGTTGCTGGCGAAATTGTTCACCACAAAATTCCTCTGAATCCGGAGAACATAAATAATCCAGACATTACCCTAGACCCTGCAAATTTGCAGCTTGTCTGCAGAAATTGTCACGCAATGTTGCACAAAAATGTGGAAAACGGAAGGCGATACAGAGTTGATGCGGACGGAAATGTGATTATTTTCTCCCCCCTTTCGCGAAAATTTTGAAATTTTTCCCGGGACCGGTGGGGTTACCTTTCTTTTGCAGATTACGAGAGAGTAAAACAGATGTGAGCCGAAATAACCATATTTATGAATACTATCAGAAAATAAAAGACGGAAGCATCATAGTCGGCGAGTACATCCGACAGATCTATGAGTATCTGGTGCATGGACTGGAGGATAAGCTGTTTTACTTCGATGGCAAAAAGGCAAATGCAGCCATTGAATGGATTGAAAATCATTGTTTTCACGTTGAAGGCCCGCTTGCTCCGGGAAGGTTCCTGCTGGAGCTCTGGCAGAAGGCTCTGATCTCTGCAATGTTTGGAATTGTGGATGATAAAGGGAACCGGCAGTTCCGGGAGGTCGTTCTGGTGGTGGCCCGGAAGAATGGTAAGTCTTTACTGGCTGCTGCGATTGCAGATTATGAATTCCGAATTGACGGCGGGTATGGTTCCAGAGTTTATTGTGTGGCTCCGAAACTGGATCAGGCAGAGATCATTTATGGCAATACCTGGCAGATGATCCGACTGGATCCGGAGCAGCAGGAACTGAAGCTGGAAGTTGAGCAGTCAAAAGACATGCACAACAAAAAGACCGCAGATGACTCCGGAGTGATCCGGCACAGGCAGACGGATCTGTATTATCCGGAGACCAACAGCACTTTCAAGAAAATCGCATTTTCTGCCAAGAAGTCCGATGGCTTTAACCCGTCTCTGTGTATCTGTGATGAGATTGCATCATGGGAAGGCGACAAGGGACTCAAGCAGTACGAAGTCATGAAGTCCGGCATGGGAGCAAGGCCGGAGCCGATCCTGTTCAGCTGCTCCACATCCGGATATATTAACGACAGTATATATGATGAGCTGGTGGCACGATCTACCAGATTTCTGAAGGGCGACAGTAACGAAAAGCGACTGCTGCCTTTTTTGTATATCGTAGATGATGCAACGAAATGGAACGATATTAACGAACTGCAGAAAAGCAATCCGAACCTGGGCGTATCGGTTACAGTCGATTATCTACTGGAGGAGATTGCAGTCGCAGAGGGCTCGTTATCGAAGAAGAGAGAGTTCCTGTGTAAGTACTGCAATATTAAGCAGAATTCTTCGCAGGCGTGGTTGATGGCTCAGGACATTGCCGGTTGCTTCGGGGACGAGCTGCATCTGGAAGATTATCACAGATGCTACGCGGTCGGTGGCATCGACCTGTCGCAGACTACGGACTTGACTGCTGCCGTGCTCTGCATTGAGAAGAATGGCTTCATAAATGTGTTCGCGCATTTCTGGCTTCCGGAGACCCGGATCGATGAAGCATCTGCGCGGGACAACGTGCCATACAGAATCTACATGCAGAAGGGCTGGCTGAGCGCATCTGGAGAGAACTTCATTGATTACCACGACTGCCAGCAATGGTTCGATACACTGCTGAGTAAATACAAAATATATCCGATTCAGATCGGTTACGATAGATATTCCAGTCAGTATCTGGTGCAGGAGATGCAGCAGATCTACCAGATGGATGACGTTTACCAGGGCAACAACCTGACGCCGGTCATCCGGGAGGTTGAAGGTCTGATCAAAGACAAGAAATTCAACTTCGGCAACAATGATTTGCTGAAGATTCACCTTCTGAATTCTGCTCTGAAGATGGACGTAG